AAGCCGCAACTACTGACGCACTCGCAAACAGTCCAAGTTATAGTAATGGTTCATCTGGAGTAGGCGCAACACTTACCGCAGGTTCAAATGGAGCGATAACATTAGATGGTGTTACACTCAGTACAAGTGATAGAGTTCTTGTTAAGAACCAATCAACTACCGCACACAATGGTATATACACAGTTACAACTGTTGGTAGTGGTGCCGCAGCGTATGTTCTTACAAGGGCAACTGACGCAGATACCGCAGCAGAGTTAACAGGTGGTAGTTTCGTATTTGTAGAAGAAGGTACTGCAAACGCAGACAATGGTTATGTGTTTACACATAATGGTTCACCAACTATGGGTACTACAAACCTAACTGTAGAACAGTTCTCTGGAGCAGGTCAAATATCAGCAGGTGCTGGTCTGGCGAAATCTGGAAACACACTTTCAGTTGGAGTTGATGATTCTTCTATTGAAATAAATTCTGACGCACTAAGAGTAAAAGCGAGTGGTATTACAAACGCAATGTTAGCGGGTTCAATTGACCTTACCGCAAAGGTAACTGGAGCATTACCAGTTGGTAATGGTGGTACTGGATTATCTTCAATCGCAAAAGGTTCAGTCTTAGTCGCAAACTCCGCTAATACATTGAGTGCATTAGATGGTGGTGGTTCTAATGATGGTATATTAACATATACAGCATCAAGTGACACACTTGCATTTTCAACATCAGTTGATGGTGGAACATTCTAATACTGACTGTTCAAACCACACTAAATATTGTATAGGAGAATAAGTGAGTCGTAATGGGCGTTAGAATAAAACCAAAAAGAAGTGAAACCTCTAGTTCCACACCAGGCACAAGTGATATTGAAGTTGGTGAAATAGCGGTAAATATTACCGACCAAAAAATCTTTATTCGTAAATCTGATGATAATATTATTGAACTTGCGAACGCAACTGGTATTAGTGATGTTGTAGATGATACATCTCCTCAACTTGGTGGAAATTTAGATTTAAATGGTAACGATATAGTATCAACATCAAACGCAGATATTGATATTATTCCAAATGGAACAGGGGATATAAATCTTGGCGCTGATACAGTTCAAGTTGGTGATAACAATGCGAACGCAACCATAACCACACAAGGTACAGGCGACTTAATTCTTAATACAAATAATGGAACTAATTCTGGTACTATATCAATACTGGATGGGGCCAATGGTAATATTACAATCACTCCAAATGGTAGTGGTAATGTCGTTTTAGATGGTTTATCATTTCCAAACTCAGATGGAAGTGCAGGACAGTTTTTAAAAACAGATGGAAGTGCAGCATTATCATTCGCTTCTGTAACTAGCAGTTTTACAAAAATGGATGCGATTACTACTGATGGTAGTACCGCATATACTTTAAATGTTAGTTCATCTGCGTTTACAAGCGCAACTACAAATGGTACAATCGTAAGTGTTAATGGTGTTACACAGGCACCTGTAGACGCATACAGTATATCTGGTTCAACAATTACATTTACTGAATCACTTTCTTCAGATGATGTGATTGATTATATTATCGCTATTGATACTCAAGATATAGGAACACCAGGTGATGGTACAGTTACAGCCGCAAAACTTGATACTGGTTTAAAATCTTTTACAGAGGATACTTTTACAGGGGATGGTTCTGATACAACATTTACTTTATCAGTCGCACCACCAAGTGATACTTCAATAATGGTATTTTTAGATGGTGTATCTCAACCTGCAGGAAACTATAGTGTTAGTTCAACAACTTTAACATTTACAACCGCACCACCCAATAATGTCGCGATTAGAGTTTTACATTTAGGATTTACCGCTTCTGTGAGTAGTATCTCTGATGGTTCTGTTACAAGTGCGAAACTTGATAGTGGACTAAAAACATTTACAGAAGACACATTTACAGGAGATGGTTCTGACACAACATTTACTCTGTCTGTCGCACCCCCAAGTGATACTTCAATTTTAGTTAGTGTCTCTGGTGTTATTCAACCTGCAGGAAACTATAGTGTTAGTTCAACAACTTTAACATTTACAACCGCACCACCAGTCAACGCAGCAATTAGAGTTTTACATTTAGGATTTACGGGTTCATCTGCGAGTATAACAGATGGAGCGGTAACATCAAATAAACTTGCTACTGGATTAAAAACATTTACAGAAGATAAATTTACTGGAGATAATTCAACAACCGCATTTACTCTTTCACAGATACCACCAAATACAAACGCAATATTAGTTACAGTTGATGGTATCGTTCAACCAGTTAGTGCGTATAGTGTAAGTGGAACAACACTTACTATGTCTGCCGCACCAGCGACAGATTCAACCCTTCGTGCGTTACACTTAGGACTTCAAACAACTGTTGGTTCTGTATCAGATAATGCGATAGGATATGCGAAAATAGATAAAAGTGAGTTGTTCGCAAGAAGAGCTTGGGAAAATAAAACTTCAGATTTTACCGCAGTCGCAGGTGGCGCATATTTAATTGATGTATCAAGCGCAGCAGTCACGATAACTCTTCCTGCATCCCCAAGTCTTGGAGATGAAGTAAGACTTATTGACGCGGCTGGAAATTCGGCAACCAATAATATTACTGTTGGAAGAAACAGTCAAAAAATAAATGGAAACGCAGCAGACTTAACAGTGAGTACAAACAGTGCAGCATTTTCATTAGTGTATTACAATTCAACTTATGGATGGAGATACACAGAGGTATAGAACATGGCAACATATTCATCAGATAAACCACAACCAGCAGGTAGAGTTTTACAAACTTTATCAACAGTTAAAACAGACACATTTACTACAACTTCTGGTTCAAAAGTTGATGTTACAGGATTATCTGTTGCAATAACACCAAGTTCATCTTCTAATAAAATTTTGGTTACAGGTAGAATAAACATTGGTTTAGATAGAACAGCACCATATCTTTATCCAATATTTTTATTAAGAGATTCAACTGAACTTTGTATTCATGATTCAGCGAGTAATAGAACAAGAGCAACTACAGGTGGACAATGGCCAGCAGCAGCAAATGACCCAACAGTTGATTATGGAATAAATTTCTTAGATTCACCAAGTTCTACAAGTGCATTAACTTATAAAATTCAAATATTTTCAGAAAGTAGTGGTACAGCATATGTAAATAGAGGTAAAGAAAATGATGGAGATGGTGCTATAACAGGTAGATTTACATCTGTAATTACAGTACAAGAGATAGCAGGATAAATATTATGACAGACAAAGATAGAATTAATATTTTATATACAAGAATGAGTACTTTAGAATCTACTATTATAGAATTAAAAGAAAGAATATCTAAGTTAACAAATGAAAGTTTTTATAAAGATTATAAGAAAAGTTTAAAAGAGAGTAAAGAATGGCAATACAAAAAGTAATCTCATCAGTTTTAGATAATCCTGGTAGAAGAAATCATATTATTAATGGTAATATGCAAGTAGCACAAAGAAATACTAGCTTTACATCTGGAAGTAATAATGATGATGTTTATACTCTAGATAGATTTTATATTCTTTCAGATGGTAATGATATTATAGATGTTACACAATCAACAGAAGTTCCATCTACTGCTCTAAACTCAATTGCTTTAGATGTAGAAACTGTAAACAAAAAATTTGGTATAGCACAAATTATTGAAAATAAAAATTGCTCTGGGTTAATAGGAAATACTGTTACACTTTCATTTGAAGCAAAAGTTTCTGCGACAACAAAACTCGATAATGTTAAAGCAGCAATAGTGGCATGGGATGGTACAGCAGACTCAGTAACAAGCGATATTATATCTGCATGGGGAGCTGAAGATACAAACCCAACATTGATTGCAAATGCTACTTATGAAAATACACCAGCAAATTTAAATGTTACAACTAGCTGGGCTAAATATTCAGTTAGTGCATCAGTTGATACATCTGGTGCGAACAACATAATAGTTTTTATTTGGTCAGATGTAACTGATACAACAGCAGGAGATTTTTTATATATTACTAATATACAATTAGAAGTAGGAAGTACAGCATCTGATTTTGAACAAAAATCTTTTGGTGAAGAATTAGTTTTATGTCAAAGATATTTTCAAAAATCTTATGCACAAGGCACACCAGTTGGAAATGCAGGTAGTGCAAATAGATATTATTATCTAATAGGTGGTAATGCTGACAATATTAACAAGGGTGGCTCACTTACTTTTCAAACACAAATGAGAGCATTACCTACAATGACATTTTACAATGATGCTGGAGCATCTGGAAATATACAATTACCAGCATCTGCACCGAATGTAATTTTATTATCAACACATCATTGGACATTTTATATTACTACTACATCAAGAGAAATGTATGGACATCATACAGCAGAGGCAGAATTATGAGGAATTTTACATCAGTAACAAAAACATATTATAACGGAGAACATATTGGTTATATTATTGTTGACAATGGCAAAACTAGCCAAGTTCCATTAGATTTTAATAATACAGATTATCAAGACATTCAAGAATGGATTGCTGAAGGTAATACAGTTATAGATAATGGTGGTGGTGAATAATGACTAAAGCGAGAGAATTAGGAACATACGCAGGTAAAATAATACAAGTTGTTAATGCAGTAAATACAACACAGTCAACTCATAATAGTGCAACAGCAGCAGACTTGTTAACTGCTGCAATAACTCCATCTTCAACAACAAGTAAAATTTTTGTTCAAGCTGTAAT